AGATGAAATAATAGATCTATTTTATAAACCATTTTCCTTGAATAAATTGCGAGATCTATCTCAAATATTAAAAGAATTAGATTTATCAGAAATTATAAATTATGAATTAATTGATAGATTACAATTAATAATCAAAGAAAAAAAACTAATAATGATAATTAAAGAAATAGCACAATATAATCATATTATACAAAAATCTTATAGAGATATATTATTTATTGAGTCTTTATTGATACGTATATATAATATAATTAATGAATTATTATGATCTACTTGAATTAAGTTCGGAAGCAACTAAAGAAGAAATAAAAAAACAATATCATTCTTTATCTAAGAAATATCATCCTGATAAAAATAATGGAGAAGATACACAGTTTAAAAAAATAAAGGAAGCATTTGACGTCCTCTATGATGATGAAGAAAGGAAAAAATATGATATTCAGTTATTATTTGGAGATATTCAATTTACAGAAGAAGATATTGTATTATTGGATCGTTATTATAATAAATTGATTAATTCCAATGAATTTAAATTAATGAAGCTATTATATGATTCTATACCTAAGAATGTTAAAACGGATATTTGGAATAAATTTAAGAAAACAAAACAATTATCGATTGTAAAAGCCCATAAATCGATTGATATAAGAGATTTATATCATAATGAGACGGTTAATTTATTTATAAATTCTGAAGATTATAAAAATCGTAAATTGAAGGTATTATATTTATTTACTAACAATGGAATTTATTATTTATTTATGAGAGATAATTATAATTCATTAAAAGTAGATAATATAACATGTACATTAACCCTTAATTTTTTTATAAGAGAATAATATATGTTATTCACTAAAGATTCAATAAAAATATGCAATCATTTATCGAATAAAGTAAATGATCGTGGATTTAAAGAATTAAATGATCTTTATAAACATTTAAAAAAAGTTAAATTATTGGAATATAAATTAATAAAAGATTATTCTGAAAAACTACAATCGAATAGTATCTATGGAAATAGTTTTATTTCGGATAATATCATTAAAGCTTCAGAATATTTATTAAATAAAAGAGAAATAGAGATGAATATTGGAAATATTACAATAATAATAATTATAAATTCAAAAGAAGAAATTGAGAATACAATTGTGAATATGATAGTTTCCTATGTAAGATTTGTTTGTAGCTTAACAAAAACTATTAAAGATCGGATTGTTTTAAATTATTATTTAACTGATGAAAAAAAAATATTAGAGAATACTGTTTTATTAGGTCCTAAAGAAGTTAATTCAGGATCATGTTCTTCTTTTGGTGTGGAATCAATTATTAATATTTGGAGGAAAGAAGAACTTCTAAAAGTGACTATACATGAATTATTTCATGCTCTATGTTATGATGAATATGATGATACATATGATATAATTGAAGAATATCAAAAGAGATATGGAATAACTTCAGATAAAGTGAATACTCGAGAAGCATTTACAGAAATTTGGGCAAATATATTAAATTGTTTCTTAATTTCACAAATGTCAGATAAAGATAATTATAAATGTTTTAAAAGAATGATAAATTTAGAAAAAGAATTTTCATTTTTTCAAGCAAATAAAATATTATATATGATTGACAGTTATAAAGATATTAATGAAAAAACAAATATATTAGCTTATTTTGTAATACGTGCGGAATTATATAAAAACTTTAAAAAGTTTATAATATTCTGTAAAAACCATAATAAAAGATATGTAAAAGTAAATGGAAAGAAGTTTATTTCATTCCTTAAGAAAAATGAAATAATTATTAAAAAAGAAAAAAGTAAAAAGTTACTAAATACTTGTAGATTATCTGCTAATGAATTCAAGCTATTTACTGATGAATGAATACGCCATCCTTGTTAGGGTAGTGAACCTTCATGTATTTCTGAAGATTAAAGAAAGTTAGTTCATCATTCTTATTTAGGCGGAGCAACTTCTTAAGTGCCGCATCCGTCTTAATCGAACGTTTGTCTTCGGCCTTCTGGAGATTGTGGGCCTTGCAATACTCAGTAATTTTCTTGGTTACTTCAGTTCTAGCAATAAGCTCGCCTTTGGGTAGGTTGAGGAAAGATCTAAGTTCATCAGAGATGGGACCCGGCTTGGCAAAACCACTCGGGGGCTTGTTAGGATCAACAACTCTCTTGGCACGACCCTTGAGTTTTTTGTTCATAACCTTACGGTCACGGGCTACTCTCTTTTCAAGAGACTTAACCATAGTAGTTAGAGTCTTGATGGTAGTCATCGCCGTTTGGAGCTGGGCATGGACATTTGCAAAATCATCATCATAGTTTAGATCATCGGTAGTTTCTTGAACCGGAGCAGGAGTAACTTCCTGGACAGGGGTTTCAACAACCGGTTCTACAGTTTTAGCTTTGGTTTTCTTAGAAGCAGAAGATTTCTTGGCTTTCGAGGCAGAGGTTTTCGTTTTTCCAGGCATTTTATATAGATTTATTTTTTTTTTATTTCTTTTTACCGCACTTATTATGATATATTAATATAATATTTGTTTAAATAACTTTTTTATTTATTTTCTTCTTTTTCTATGACTTCGTCGATGCTTTAACTTCCCTCCTGATTTTCCTAAAGATTTTAAGGTTTTATCCAAAACTGGAACCAATGCTTTACCCCCTTTATCTTTTTTAACTAATAACTGTTTACCTCTATTTTCAAGAACTTTGCCGGTATACGGGACACCCTTTTTACTTGTATATGAAACTTTATCTCCCGGATTAAAAACTCCTCCGATTGGTTCAGGTTCAGGTTCAGGCTCAGGTTCGGGCTCAAAATAAGGCTCAGGTTCAGGTTCAGGTTCTAAATCTTGTATAGCCATATTTGGAGAAGGTTCTCGAATAGCTGTAAGGAGTTTATTTTCACTCATTTTACTTTGTTCAATTAAGTCTATTCCCATTTGACTTTTCATAATTCTATTTATTAATTCAATTTCTCCTTCTTTGAATAAAGAATCAGGTGAAATTGTCCCTAAAGCAGTATTTAATCTTTGTTGTGCGGAAACTAAATTTTTTTGAGGAGACCATCTTGCAAAAGCATTTCTTCTTAGAGCATCTCTTGATGGAGTATGTTCCATGTATCCAACGGGTATTTGTTTTCCAACTTTACGGAAAACATCACTGTCTAAAAGTGATAAAGGAGAACCATCATCGGTATTCCCTGTTGCGAAAGATAACAATTTTTTTTTATCAAATAATTTTCTCGTTTCTTCCCAATAATTTCTTAAATCTAAATGTATTAATTGATGTAAATTAGTTTGATTTCTCCCTCTATACGGGTCAAGGGGATGGATAAAACTTGGAAGTATGAGTCTTCTGAACATTACATCATGTGTTTCCACGGGCATCCATGTCCCTCCAAATACATCGAATCTTAAATTACTTATACTTTGATTTGATAATCCTGCTTGAACAAGTAACTTAAATAATTGAACTGATAATATTTTATCTTTCTGCCCATTCTCTTGATCATCAGGACCAATCCCATAATTTATCTGTGGATTTGAATAATGTTTATTTGCATTAAGGATAATATCAATAATCGTATTAATACAAGCTTTAGAATTTAATATTTCCGGTTCAATAAACTCTAATAATAATTTCATTAAAGATACACTCGCACCCCGAATACTATCATGGGTCAAAGTTGATGTTTTTATTCGTATATTCCCCCATGTCATTCCTCCCCACCTCCCAAGCAAAGCCGCTGGGGAAGGAACCTTACCTTTAAACCATCCATATGGACCCCGGGTCCGGATTACTCTTATTCTATGTGATAAACCGAAAACAGTATATAATGGATTCGCAAATTTATCTGATTCTTCCCAAGCCCTATCTCCGTTTAACCCCGTAGGTCCATTACCATACCCTTCGCTAATATCCATATAAGATAATAAACCACGGTTTCCATCTGGAATAGCCGATATTAATTCATTTATTTCAGTTTTATGGATTGATAAAAATTCCCTTAAACTATCTAAGTCGGGTATAACAATAAAATCTTTATATTTTCTCTCTACAATACGTCTAGCAACTTCTTTTGCTAAAAGTTCGACATTTAAATAACTATTCCTAGTTTTAACTGCTTCTCCTGGATCAAGGTAATTATTGTAAATTTTAAGAAGATTTTTTACTGTATTTGGTTTTTTTTCCCCCATCCTTTTTCCAGATTTATAATATGATCCTGGGGGAAATAATATTTCTTCTTTTTCTTGTAATATAAATTTATAATACCAAGAATTAATACTATATTCACTTAATCTAGCATTTAATTCAACTAATAGTCTCCAATTATTCTTTCGGGGATCTAAATCTAATTCTTGTAATTTATTTAGATAAATTTCATTATTATAACTCTGTAATATATCCTTAATCACATCTATTTCTTCTGGATTACTTGATAAACTTTCAGTTGACATTATATAATATAATATAATATAATTATCCATTGGCTAACATTAACCATTGATGTGCGTAATAACATTCTTCTGAAACCATTCCGAGACCAATTAAAAAATACATATAACCCAATTTTTTATCCCCTTCTTGAACGGCCCCTTGAAATTTAGATACTTCATTCAAAATTATACTTTGAAGATCTTGTTTATTACTAATTCTAAAAACATCATTTACCCTCATTGAAAAAACATTACCATTTGGGGGAGCTATTCTGGATTTCATTTCAGGTGTTAATGGTAAACGATAATTCCATAAATCTTCTAAATTTCTATAAAGTTTCTTTAATAAATCTCTATGTAAATTTAAGAACCATACAATATTACACTCATATCCGGCTTGTTCAATAGAAGCAAACAAATCAACTGTTTTTTGTTTTACTATTTGTTCTTTTGTTTGTTTAATCAATTGAAGATCAACTTGATTATCATTATTATTTAATTTTAATTTTTCTGTTAATTTTTTTGCCCGTTTAACCACATTTGAAGGAATGGGATCTCTAGTATATGGATTAGGTTGTTCCATCTCAATTAATTTATTAAATGATCTTATATCAAAGAACCAAATAAATTTATTTTTATCTTCATATGAAAAGAAGTATCTATCATCAATCTCATTAATTTCTTCAAATGAAAAAAAGTCTTCAGTATTATTACATTTATCTTTATTAGTATAACCAATACCTTTTAGAGAACTAATATTATTCTTTTTTTTTATTATTTTTTGAATTTTTAAGATTGATGGTGTATCGTTCGAATATTTATCAAGAGTTTTATACTTTTCTAATAGTTTATTAAATAATACTCCTTTAGTATCATTTTTAGTTTTATTTACAATAGTCCCCATTGATATTAGAGTATTTATAATATCTTTTTTAAGATAATCTGAAGGTTTATAGGTAAAATTATCGTAATTTATCAAATTGTTATCGATAAGGTGATATCTTCGATGTTTAAAGCAATATCCTCCGTATTTTATTTTATTTTGACAGTTTATATTATCCTCGGAAAACTTACACATTATTTACTTATTTCTTTGAAAAAAATATTTAAATAATAATTTAATACATATTTTCAAAATTTGAAATTACTTAGAGAAATAATTATATACATAAATAGAGATAAACAAACAAACAAACAAACAAACAAACAAACAAACAAACAAACAAACAAACAAACAAACAAACAAAAACAATGGCAATGAAGGCTGGTGATATTGATATTGGAAAGGTGAGTTTTTCCGTCCCGAAGACTCTTGATAATGGCGGTAAGATGCTATATCTAAATTATAATGGTGGTATTAATCCCCTTTATATGCAGACACCTGAAGTCGAACTACCATTTGACCCTAGTTATTTTGCTGATAATGATACATCTGGGAAGTATTCAATTAAGGTTTCCCTAAAGAATCTCGAATCTAATCCTAAGATGAATGATCTCCATACATTCCTCACGAATCTCGATGATCATCTAATTTCTAAGGCACAGGAAAATAGTCAGGCGTGGTTTAAGAAACCGAAGCTATCTGTAGATACTATTAAGGAGCTATATACACCTATGGTTAAGGTTCATGTTGACCCTGAGTCGGGTGAACCAACGGGGAAGTATCCAGACCAGTTTGGATTTAAGGTTGTAAAGAAGAATAATAAGTTTGATAAGCTTTCTGTATATAATGAAAAGAAGGAACTATTTGATATTGATCGAACGACTGATAGTCCAGTTGACATTACAAATGTCCTTATGAAGGGTGCTCAGGTTAAGGCGGTTCTAAAGTGTAATGGTATTTGGATTGCGAATGGTAAGTTTGGATGTACGTGGAGGGCAGAACAGGTTCGTGTAAAGGTTCCTGAAGGGGGTCTACAAGAATTTGCTATCATGTCTGATTCTGAAGATGAAGATGATGAGGATGAATCTACTACCGAAACAAAGGAAGTAGAAATGCTTGAAGATAGTAGTGAAGAAGAAGAAGAACCCGAACCCCCTAAGAAGAAGGCGGTAAAGAGGCGTGTGAAGGTTTCAAAGTCTAGTGCGTAAATATTGTGAAATAATTAAATATACAATTAATATAAAAAATTTTTTTTAAGCGTCGTTGGTGTAGGGGTTAGCATATCAGCCTTCCAAGCTGGTGTCCCGGGTTCGAGTCCCGGACGACGCAAACTCGGCACTTTGGTCTAGTGGTATGATTCTTGCTTTGGGTGCAAGAGGTCCTGGGTTCGATTCCCAGAAGTGCCCTTTTAAGAAAAATTAAGAACTACTTTCATACTATTTGAATTCAGTCCTCTTGAAGCTGATTTGGATAGTTCTTGACGTTTCTTTCTTATTTTAACATTTTTCTTTTCTTTTTTCATTGAGTTATAACTTATATTCATATCCTCTTCAATATGATTATAATTATCTTTTATATAATCAATGATAAGATTATCAATCGCCCATTTAAAAAAATTTAATTGGCCAATTGTCGTTGATATACCTTTATCTTTACCATAATTAAACGTTATTCTCTCTCTCCTACAAAAGGGATCAAAACGTTTTTTAGAATATGATTTTAATTGAGCTTTATAAGAATGGTATGTATTAAATTGTTTTAAAATTCTATTGCCATCAGGGTTAAAAGTATTTTTTCCAGTTTCCGTTTTATGAATTGTATAGAATACATTATATTTTTTCGAATAGTTTGTTACAAACCAATCAATTATCCTTAAAGAAACTTTAGTATCTTCTTCTAAAACTTCTAATAATTTTTTTATATTTTTTTCATCATAGTATTTATATAAAGAATTAAGTAAAACATTGCTCATTTTTTTATATATGAAATAATCTCTTTAAATATTAATAATAAAGAATTTAAACGCTTCTTATTAAATACAATTTTCTATAAACGATAAAAATAATGGATGAGGGTTAAAGGGTGTGGAATTATATTCTGGATGATATTGACATCCAATATACCACGGATGATTTTTTAATTCTATAATTTCAATAATTCCTTCTTCAGATAAACCTGATACTAAACAATTATTTTCATATAATATATTTTTAAAATTATCATTAATCGCATAACGATGTCTATGTCTTTCTAATGTTTTATCTTTATTATAAATATTTTTTAAAGAAAAATCTAAATTTATTTCTTTTAAACCTAAACGCATTGTTCCACCGATATTATTATCATTTGTATTTATTTTTGTAATTACATTTGTTCCATCTTTATCAAATTCTTCTGAGGTTGCATCTTTAATTCCTATAACATTTTTAAAATATTCTATTATCATTAATTGCATTCCAAGACATATACCTAATATAGGGATTTTCATATTTCGAATATATTCTATTCCTGATATCATATTTTCAATTCCACTATTTCCAAATCCCCCGGGTATGATTATACCATGAATATTATTTAGAGTTTCAGTATAATCAAGGTTATGATCTCTAGCGTTTATCCAATGAATATTAATATTATAATTATGATAGATTCCAGCATGAGATATGGCTTCTAATAAAGATTTATAAGAATCATTTAATTCGTTATATTTTCCTAGTAATCCGATGGTAATAGTTTTATTACAATTTTCTATTTTATTATTTAAGGTATTCCATTTTTCAGTATTTAATTTATTATGAATATTGAATTGTTTTGAAAGAATTGTATGGATATTTTCTTTTATAAGGTTTAATGGTACTTTATAAATGGATGATAAATTTATTGCTTCAATAATATTTGATTCTGGTAAATTTGTATGTAGAGACAACTTTTTTTTTATTTCTTTTGATATACTTTTTTCTGAACGACATATTAAAATATCAGGTGTGATACCTACTTGTTGAAGTTCTCTAATATTATTTTGAGTAGGTTTTGTTTTTAATTCATCTGTAATTGAGTAGTGTACAAGATATGTTAAATGTATGGATAAGATATTTTCAATTCCTAAATCATTTCTTAATTGTCTTAGAGCTTCATAAAAAGCCATCGCTTCTATGTCTCCTACACAACCACCAATTTCGCAAATAATATAATCACAATTATTAGGATTATAACATATAAAATCTTTTATGATATTTGTGAAATGTGGGATCATTTGAACTGTTTTACCTAAATATTTACCTTCTCTTTCATTATTTAATATTTTTTGAAATAATTTACCTGAAGATGTACTATTTATTTGAGATGTTTTTATTTCTAAGAATCTTTCATAATATCCTAAATCTAAATCTGTTTCTGTTCCATCTTCAGTTACAAAAACTTCACCATGTTCAGTTGGATTCATTGTCCCTGGATCAATATTTAAGTATGGGTCTAATTTCTTTATTGTAATTTTTTTTTGTTCAAGCATTTGAAGAATAGAACCTATACTAGCAGATATTACACCTTTACCTAATCCAGAAATGACACCACCAGTTACAAATATATATTTAGCCATGATACTACTAAAATTATTATAATTTTAATTATTAATCGTACTTTAAAAAAAAATGTATATATTTAGTATATGAAGACTGAAACACTTAATAAACTATTAATATTAATTCTTATAATATTAAGTTATATGTATTTCACAAAAAAAAATTGCGAAAAAACAATAGAAAGTGTAGCAAATATCAGAGGATCTATTCGAAGAAGGGTTTCTTTAAGTGATGACGGAGATTCAGAAGAAGAGGATTCTACTCAAGATAATAATCCACCTCGTATGGATTTAACGGAGGAAATTGTTGAGGTTTTAGAAAGCGAAGGGGGTGAAGGAACTACAACTGAAGGGGGTGAAGGAACTACAACTGAAGTGGGTGAAGGAACTACAACTGAAGGAGGAGAAGGAACTACAACTGAAGGAGGAGAAGGAGGAGAAGGAGGAGATTGTAGAGAAACAGATGATCCTGGATATAGTGAATGGGTAAATATATCAGATACATGTAACTGTAAGCCTGGGAGTGAATTTAATACACATCCAAATGGAACTTTGAAAAGATGTGTTCGCATGTGTCCACCAAGTCCTAATAATGATTCCAATTATAGTGACTGGGTCCCTCAAACAAATTCTTGTAAATGTTGGGAGGGTACTAAATCATATAGAATAATTAATTCAAATAGGGAGAGTGTAAAACGTTGTGGACCAGAATAATTTATTTTTCAATCCAATATATCCCTTGTAAATAAGCATCTGCTAGATCATCTTTTTTTTTTGATTCATTAAATAGTGTTTTAAATTTATCTAATTCATTAGTAACCATACATTTTGTATATTCAATACTTAAATATTTATTTTGGGCATATTTATTTTTTTTTTTACATTCTATTTTTGGACCTTTATAAACTTTAAGTTTATTTCGGGCATTAACCATATGAATTAGTTCTATTGGGGATGTTTTATCCATAACACCTTCAATTACAAAGAAAGTATAAATTATCATTTGAATACTTTTCATAACAGGGTTTTTTAAAGCCGGTTGATTTTCAATAAGAACATATTTAATATTTGATAAGTCTAATTCCCTTAATTTTGAGATACACATTTGTGATATTTTTAGTATATCATGCTTCGTATTTAATTTTTTTTTTTTTGCTTTTTTATTTAAACTTTTATGGTTAATATGCGACGAACAATAATAAGAAGTATTATCATTTTGAGTTAAACTATAAGATGCTTGTTTTTCACATTTTTTTTTTAGATGCATTGAACAAGTTGGACTATCGTCCATATTAATAATACCCCATTGAATTATATTTTTATTAGGTGTTAATTCACAATAAGCCAAGTTTTTTATTCCAACATCAAATGATAAATAATTCATATTTTATTGATTTATTAAATTCTTAAATATTAAAATAAAATGTTATTTAATATTATATGAATAAGGTTGATAAAGATACCCTAATAAAATTATTAATTATAACTGTTATTGTTTTGGGATATTTATATTTCTTTAATAATGACTGTAAAGAACTTAAGAAAGAAATAGAAGAAATGACAATTGAAGGAAATGATAATATAGAACCTGATGCTGATGCTGATACTGATGCTGCTGCTGCTGCTGCTGCTGCTGCTGCTGCTGCTGGTGATAATGATAATGGTGCTACTGATAATATTACATGTGGTAATACAGATGGTAACAATACTCCATTTGATTGTAGTGGATCGGATAATCCATTAAAACCGGACGCGATATGTACCGGAGACCCCCCGGTGTGCGTGGAGACGACATGCTGTATTCCGCAACCTGGTGCTGACGCTGGAGAACAAGAAGAAACTACAACACAGGGACCTGGAAGATGTATACCTAATACATTGTTATATTCTTGTAATAAATGGAATGATGTTTTGGATCCACAAATAAGATCTTGTGCAACCCTTACAAATCGCGAGAGTTGTGAATATGAAAAGGTCCATGGACCTGGTGGTGATCCACCTGACCCTAATGCTGATCCACCATACCGGGGGTTTATAATTCCTGAAGGGGCTGGAACAAACCCTAGTATATGTGAATATTCGGACAGATGTTCAGCAGAACATTCAGAATGGAGAAATAATCCTGAGAGAGTAAATCCACCAACTAATACTAATAATGATACTCAAGAACCTAGTGAAGAACTATTGGCAGCAAGAGAAGCTGCTTCTGCTGCTGAAGAAGCTGCCCTTGCTGCTGTGGAGGCGGCCAATCAAGCAGCAGCTCTCGCTCAAGAAAATCAGGGGGATGAAGCTGCTGAGGCTGCTGCCGAGGCTGCTGAGGCGGCCGCAGTTGAGGCTCAAGCAGAAGCAACTAGATTAAGAGAAGAAGAAGAGGCTATGTCTCAGAATGAAACAAATGTTAATACTAATGTGAATGGTAGTATTAATGCTCTAGTTACTCAAGGTGAAGAGATTCAAACAAGAACACTCGATTTAGATATCCCGACGGATGTCATAAATCAAATAAGTGGTGATCTTGGAAATGCTTTATCGTCTGGAGATAACGAGCGTTCACTTCTGGCGGCCCGAAACCTTGTAAATAATTTAGAATATTTAATA